CAAATCCTTCAGCTATAACGCGGGCGTTTTCGCGGAGTACTGCTCCATGCAGGCGCGGCTTGTCGCGGCGAGCGGACACCGCGACATCGCCTATGCCATGCACGCATACGCAAACCAATAGGGGGCCAACATGGCGAGCAAATCAGTGGAAGTAAACGGCACCACGTATGCCGTACTCGGACCGCGCGGCGCGATCATTCTTGTGCATCTGCATGACAATGACGTCACGCCGTTTGTTGTTTGGCGACAGTCACCCGACGGCACATGCCACGGCGGAGACTACTGCGACAGCATCGAAGGCGCTGTCAGCATGTTTGAAACCAGGGGATAGGAGCACACTATCATGGCAAGCAACGAGGTCGACTTTGTCGGCCCAGGTATCAGCCGAGCGGATCAAGACCTGTTCGGCATGGAAAACCCGCAGGAGATACCCGCACACTGGTGCATGGCTCACGTCATGCATGCGGCGGGGATCTTTCCTAGCATAAGCGCCGCCCGCAAGAACGGGTGGAACAAGCCAATACCTGCTGGACTCTGGTCGGAGTTCATCGGCAAGCGCAAGGTGCTTGTTTCGGTGCTAAACGAAATCAAAGAATAGGGGCAACAGCCGAAACGCCCACACCAGGGCGTCACGCGGGGATAGTCTCCCGCGTCTGACGATGGCAGACACCACGCAAGGGGAACGCAGCATGAGAATACAATCGGAACTTGATGAGTACGTCGCACTCGCGGAGGTGCTCACAGTCGTACGGGATCGCGCATCCCGCGCCGCGCGACGCCACGGCACGTCATACGGCGACGCCTACGCCACGTCATTCGCCGACGTGGCCAACGGCGTGGACGACGTGGGTTCCGACATGCAGCCCACGATCAGGCGCCTGCAAGAGCGGGAGGCGCCCGATGAGTAACTTTGTCCTGCGCAATACCCACCGCCTGCAAGCCGTGGCGGGCCTGACCAAGTCGGGGAAGGTCGCACCGCCCGCGCGGAACGTCACGGCGCTGGCGTTTTCACGTAAGCCCAGCCCCAAGGCGCAGGCCATCTTAGACCTGCCCGACTTTGTACCGCCCAGCAAGAAAGGAAAAAGCAATGTTTGAACTCTACGTGTTCAGCGTACTTGTTGGCCTCGCCCTGGCCGCTTGCCTCGGGGCGAGGTAACCTATAAGATCACAACCAGCCTGTGGGGACAGGCCAATCAATAAATGAAAAGGGGAATGAAATGGAAACCGTACAACAAAAGTTAATCGAGTCCGTATGGACTGGGCGTGACGGCAAGGAACGCACCACGTGGTGGGTCCAGGGGGTCTCGTTCCATAATGGCACCGACAACATCGGTGTGCAGGGGTTCCGCTGGTCGGACAAACGCCGCCAGTGGTTTACGTCTGACAAGGCGACTGCTGCGCTTATGCACAGCAAGGCCGATGGCGCCGCCAAGGCTGGGCTGGAGGTCGCGTTTAAACAGGCTGGCATAGCGTATAGCGAGAGCCGCGCTATATCTGCCACGCCAGCCGAGGTCGCCAGCATCCCGATGCCCGACGGCACGGCACTGCTGCCCTATCAGGCGGCGGGCGTGGCATACGCGATCAAGCACCCTAACTCCCTTATCGCTGACGAGATGGGCCTGGGAAAAACAGTCCAAGCCATCGCCGTCTGCAACGTGACGCGCCCCACCAAGGTGCTGATCATCGTGCCCGCAAGCCTGCGCATAAACTGGGTGCGAGAGTGGACCAAGTTTACCACGCTCGACCTTGAGGTGGCGATCGTGTCAGGCGGCAAGCCAGCCGCGTGGCCCGCTGACCCACAGGTGGTCATCCTAAACTACGAGGTCGTCGGCAAACACCGTGACGCTATCGACGCATGTGACTGGGACATCGTGGTGTGCGACGAAGCGCACTACCTCAAAAACCCGCGCGCCCAGCGCACCAAGGCGATCCTTGGTGACGTTGTCACACCAGCCGCCAAGCGTGTGCTGCACGGTGTGCAGGCCGCGCGGTGGCTGTTCCTTACGGGGACGCCGATCCTCAACAGGCCCATCGAATTGTTCCCGCTGGCCCACAAGCTGGCCCCCAGTAAATTCTCCAGCTTCTGGGGCTTCAGCAAAAGGTACTGTGGTGGTCACCGTGGCCGCTTCGGCTGGGACCATAGCGGCGCAACCAACCTCAAGGAACTTAACCTTGAGCTAGGCCGCAACGGGATGGCGCGTCGCCTGAAAGCCGACGTGCTGACTGACCTGCCAGCTAAGCAACGGCAGGTCGTGCCGTTGGCGCCCAACGGTGCCGCCAAGGCCGTCGCTAACGAGCGGGCGGTCTACGCCGCAGCGCAGCAACAGTACAAAAACACCGTCGTTGCCAAGGAACTGGCGAAAGCCAGCGACGATCCGCGTGTTTGGGAAGGCGCGTTAGCCGACCTACGCAAGGCGCAGTCGGTTATGTTTGCCGAGATAGCCAAGGCCAGAGTCGAGGTCGCCAAGGCCAAGATTCCCTACGTGGTCGAGGCATGTTTAAACGCATCGGACAAGGTCGTTGTGATGTGCTGGCACCACGTCGTGGTCGACGCGCTGCGCGACGCCCTCGCCGCTGCCGATGTCGAGGCCGTCACGTTCACCGGCAAGACGCCGATGGACGAACGGCAAGCCGCCGTCGATAAGTTTCAGACGGGCACCGCGCAGGTGTTCATCGGCACCATCAAGGCCGCTGGTGTAGGCATCACGCTGACGGCGTCAAGCCACGTGATATTCGCGGAACTTGACTACGTCCCTGCAAATATCTTGCAGGCCGAGGATCGCTGCCACCGCATCGGTCAGCGTAACCAAGTGCTGGTTCAGCATCTGGTGTTTGACGGGTCGCTTGATGGCAACATGGCGACCGCCCTTGTCGCCAAAATGGGCGTCATCAAGCAGGCTATTGACGACGACGTCGATACGGACCTGCAAGAAACCGTGATTCCTGACGAGCCTGCAACCGCAACGATTACGCGCAAGCGTGTGATCGAGGAAGCCGCACGGCTAACACCCGCGCAGGTGCTGGCGGTGCAGCAGGCGCTGTTGATCATCGCGGGCGACGATGGCGATGGCGCACGTGAGCGTAACAACGTTGGCTTTAATAAGTTCGATACGGCCATCGGTCGTGAGCTAGCGTCGCTGGGGCGGCTGACCACCAAGCAAGCCGTGCTTGGCAAGGGCATAGCGCTTAGATACCACCGTCAGCTTGGCGGAAAAGACAGCCCGTTGGTCACAACGATTAACGGTTAACACCATGTGGAAGGGCGGTGTTTAAACGCACCGCCCCCTAACAAGGGAAAGCAAAAATGTATATATCTAAAAATCTAAATGACAAAGGACGTGTAAAGTCCTACACAATAAACGACGTGAGTTGGAATGATCTGAGACGACTGCTCGTGAGCAGTGACGCCCTCAAGGAAGCAGCCGCGTGGCCCGCTGACCCACAGGCGTGTCCCACCCGTTGGCTTGGCGTCGACGCCCTCAAGGAAGCGTCCATCGAACTCAAGCTAGACGATAAGAAGCCTTAACAGGCCACGTGGCGGGAGACACAACACTATGGACATGCCTTCCGCCAAGCTTGCTTGTAAGTGGATACTTAAAGCGTACATACTATGGAGTGTATGTGCTGACGTAGCCTTGATCTGCGGAGTGGTTTTCTTAATCTGGGGGACGACGTTATGAAAAATAAAAATCCAGTGGCTAAAGCGCTACGCAGCGGCCACCTGCATCCACGTGTGGTCAAGGCCCGCAAGGGCAAGGGCTCTTACAGGCGCGTCAAGTAGCGCGATGAAGACCATAATAGCCGACATCATTGGGATGGCCTGCATCGTAGCCATCCCAATCATCGTGTACTTTTATGGTGTTGCTTTCGGGCTAGCCTAGTGTGCCTTGTCAGTTTCGATACACGCGAGGTGCGTACCGTCATAGCCACCACGTAGATCCATGTAGCTCTCGATCAGTGCGTCACGTATTTGCGCGCACTGATCGAGCGTAGCCATTTCAATCGAAGCCACGCTCACAGCGTCGGTCGCCGTTATAATCGACACCATCAAATAAACTTTCAACATGACCATCATATCCCTCCATCTTCCGTTGGCATTGCGTAGCTTCCCGTTTCCATTGCGTACCGCATGTTGACCGTCCCTGGCGATCCAGTCGTGCGGAACCGCACCTTGCGGTAGATCACCTCGACGTCTTGCGGTGCAACCGTAGGGTGCCGATGCACAACGGACAGCACGTCGCACTTGGTAAAGAAATGTACGCTACCCAGCACGTCCATACCCGTCGGCGCAGGGATCGAACCGTCCTTGTCACGCAGCATCTTCGAGGGATGCGCGACCAGCCAGACGTGTACGCCGTTGCGCTGGGCAAACGAACGCAGCTTAGACAGCACTTCAGAAACGTACTCAGTCTCGGTCTGGTTGGATTTCCTGGCCTGCTCGAAATAATTCCACGGGTCCAGCACCAAGCACTTGACCCCGTAGCGCATCACCGCCGCCCGCGCGTGTCGCAGGATAACGTCGACCGTTGGCGCAACGTCATCGTCAAGGCGGATGAAGGTAAAGTGATCTTCAATCCACGTGATCGCTTCGGAAAGCTCGTCTTCGCTGAGACGCACACCACCGTGACCGATGAACGATTTGGCGTGGTACTTTTCCGCCAGCACTGCCAGATGCTGATCGGGTGGTGATTCAAAACTGCACACCGCGTGACGAATGCCATACTGTTTCGCGGTGTTAACCATTAGCTGGTCAAGCCAGTTGGACTTGCCGTTTCCTGGGTGACCCGTCACGATTTCAAGCTCACCAAGCTGTATCGTGTAACACTCGTCTACGTTGGCGTAGCCTGTCGACATGCCACGGCTGCGCCCGTCACGGTACAGTTTAAACACCGCGTCGCGATGTTCTTCCGCACCTTGCAGGCCCTTGACTGGGTAGGTCACAGCCTTGGCGACGCACTCGTCTATGTAGTCGGTCGAGTGCTGCACCAGCACGTCCGACGCATCCTTGCAGCCTTCGGGCCACTCGACATAGCTACAACGGTCACGTCCAAACACGTCTGCTAGTTTTTCCCGCAGCACAAACCCTGGATCGTCAGCGTCAACCGCCAGCACGATCATCGGCGTTGGATCAAACAGCTTGAGGCTGCTGGCGATGTACTCACGCTTGAGCGGATCGTCACCCAAACTGGCACCATTGGGTACGCTAATGCAATTGGTGTGTCCCGACTCATGCATGGACATGCAGTCTATCTCGCCTTCGCATATCGTTACGGGGCGAGTGAAGTCTATGTTGTCCAGGTTAAAGAAGCATTTGCCGCCGCCCTTGGACTGCACGTAGGGCGTATCGTCCCGTTTAAACAGCTTGGTTTTCGTGTGCTGTAGCTCGCCGTCTATGAAATACGGAAACACCACGCCGCCTTCGACCGAGCCGATCTTAAAGTGCTCTATCGTCGCGTCGGAAAGGTCACGCTGGTACAGGTACTCCAAGACTTCCTGGCTGCGCAGCGTCGGGTAACTCTGTGGCTTGCTGCTAGGCTTGGCTGCTGGTGCAACGTCACGCTTGGGCAACAGATCCAGGCCGCGTAGACGGTCAAGGACTTCTGTCTGCCCGCAACCACTGTGGCAGTGCCACACCAGCTTGCCGTTACGTTCTGACAGAGACAGCGACGGGTTCTTGTCGCCGTGCTTGTGGTTTTCTGCCACTGGGCAGGCTGTCTTCCACGACGTGTTGTCTATACGTATGGCCTTGGTCGACAACGCCGTAGCCATGCGCTTGAGTTCGTGCGCTGGGTTAAGAGGCAAGGTACGACTCCCTCTTAATCTTCGCGGGCGTCGGCCAATCCCACTTGTCATGCTTGGCAACGACCTGCTCCCAAGCCTTTGCCAGCGCCTTCGCCGTGAAAGGCTGTAACGCCGTGACGTAGGTTTCCAGCACAAACTTCAGGCGGTCCTCGCCAAAGTCACCATGCGGCTGGTTATAAAATTCCGTCATTGGACGGACGACGATGCGTAACACTTCCTCGCGCGTTGCCATTGCTAGAACTCCGCGCTGATGATGTCGGATAACGTGACGGGTGCTGACTCTTCCAGGAAATCGTTGAACCGTTCCTGGTTTAGAAACGTCGCAGCCATAGCGATGAACTGTCGGTCACGGACGTGGGCCTTGCAATATTTTGCATATTGTGCCGCGCCTTCGATCAACTGATCAGGCTTGGCACCTCGCTTTACGAGACGGTCAAACGCTTTCGACGCTGGCTTCTTTGGATTGGCATGCGGCGCTCGCTTCGGGTACGCCTGCCAGAATACCTCGAACTGTTCTCCCATTACATTCCCCTTTTTTCTGCTTTAGTGTGACGTTCACTCTCCTTTTATACTGCGTCTTCGCCAAACGCCAGATGTTTTTTTAACCGCCTCGACGCATTCCTCCAACGAACGGCAGACCACGTACTCTATCTTCAAGACCTTGCACCATCGCTTGAATGTCACCTGATTGTCAGACAGCCTACCCGTCTTGGTCTTGACTTCGATAGCGAGCGTCTTCTTTTCAGAAAGAAATACGTAGTCGGGAGCGCCTGGGATAAGACCCATGCAGCGCATGATCCTGCCCTGCCGCATGCTCCGACGACCTTCGTTAGGCACGTGGAACCAGACACTTCGCAGGCGACCCTTGAGCGTCTCGCCGCGCAGCCAGTTCGCAAACGCAATGCAGATCACGGCTTCAGGACCAACACCCTTGCCGCTAACTTCATGCTTGTCGAGGAACTTAACGTCGCTTAGCACGACGTTCTTGATAGCAATACTGGTACCTGAAATCCCCTAGACGTCTCTGAAAAAGCAGCACCTCACCCTTTTCGTAGCGCCTGTAGAGATGCCGCGCGAGGAGATCGAGATCCGCATCGTGGCGTCGATCACGGAACAAGTACCCCGTAAAGTATACGTGCGGCGTCACGACGGCGTTATTAGACATACGACGCTGCGTTGCGCGTAATTTTTCCAGTACCGTCATAGGTCTTATGGTTTTCATCCGCAACGGTACCTCTTATGCAGAAGAAAAAACAACCAGATTTTCCCAGAGAAATCGCTTGCATTAGTTCCCAGTGTCTTTTAAATTCCGAAATGAAAGGGAGATAGTCACACATGAACAACAAAACACAGTACGTTCCACGGTCATCGCCGAGCGACGCTAATACTTTCGACGCGCTGCCATACGCTTGGTGGTGGAAACACGCCGATAGCTGGGGGTACGAACCCTACAAGTCTGTCGCCGTCGCGCGCATGGAGCGCGGCAACTCTGTCGAGTGTGGGATGTCACACCTGCTGAAAAACGGTGTGACCGCCACCACAATCGCCGAGGCGAAGGCGATCGTCCGAGAAGACTTTATTGAAAGGCGTTCTAAAACTAGATCCATTGCGCTAGCAGAAGCGACGCTGGACAACGACGAGCTTGCCGAGTGGCGCGACCTCGACCTGTACGTGGAGGGTATAGCGCAGGCCCTGACGTCAGAAATATGGCGTGGTGCAAAACTTGGTAAGCTGGTCGCCGAGCAGGTCGGTGTGAAACTAGATATCTTGACAACGCTTGCGACACAAAGCTGGATCGGATACATCGACTTTCAATTTGAAAACGGCTGCGTCGACCTCAAATCTACCAAGGGTATACGGGGAGCGATGTCGTCTGATCACGTGTTACAGACAGCGTTCTATCAAGACGCGCTTGGCGGAAACCTGCCGCAACACTGTCTCTATGTTGCGCCCGTCGGTCTAACGCCTGGGGGAAAAGTGTCCTCAAGAAAATCGTGGCAGCTTGTGCGCCTGTCAGACGACAAGCATGCGTCGGGCGCGTCACGTAGGCCCGCGCTAGCCACGGCGATGGCAGCGATTTATCAAATGGATACGCGGATGTCCAAGCTCATGTGCATTCCGCGTGACCCAACACAATTTCGTTGGGACGACGAGCTACGCAATCGTGCGAAAAAAGAATGGGGGATAGTCTAATGTCGGAACTAGCAACGATACGTGGGGACGAGGCAACGTCACCAGAACCGTCGCAACCGTCTAGGCCACAGCCCACCCTGTCAGGCGGTCAAGCAATCGCGGAAGCCTTGGCGAAGGTTAACGGCTCGCTGATCGAGCCGACTAAGTCAGGCAAGGGTAACTTCGGGAACGCATACGTGACGCTGCCGCAGCTACTAGAGGTGCTGCGCGGCCCGCTGAACGACGCTGGGCTGTCAGTGCAGCAGCACGTTTCCAGTGACGGCAAGCACCTGCTGACGGAAATCAGGCACGTATCCAACGAGTCACACACGACCGCCTACCCCATCTTGGAAACGCCTGGGAAGGGGCAGCAACGGAACTGGGGCTTCCAGTCCGCCGTCACATACGCCCGACGGTACGCGCTGATGATGCTCTTCGGCTTGTCGGGTGACGACGAAATTGACGAGGCAAAGAAGGGAGCAGTGCGTATAGCAACAGCGCAGAAGGGGGCGACCGTCGCAGACGGTGAAGGGTTCATGCCCCTTGTGCAGCAGACCACGACCACCACCCAAGACGATTCCGAAACAGACTTCTAAGGACGTAATTATGACCATCGAATATCAAAACCAAGCGAGTTTCTTCAAGCCACGCTATGCAGAAAACTACTCCGAAGGGAGCTTCAAAGTAGTAGCCGAGGGCAAGGTTTCTGGTACTGACCGAGAGGCTCAATCAATTCTTGTGAAGACCAAGACCAAGGAAGGCAAGGACATCTTTCGTCTATACGCAGAAGTAGGCGCTGTCTGGCCTAACGACTCGTGGACCGACGGTGGATCTAATCCAAAGTATTCGGGGTCAGTGACCATCAACGATCACGAGCAGCGGCTGGCGCTGTGGGAAAACCACAAGGACACCATCGGCAAATATTTAAAGGGCAAGGTCACCGACAAGCAGGAACAGTCGCCTGCTCCCGCCGCCGTGCCAGCCGACCTAGACGACGAGGTTCCTTTCTAGTGCGGCAATTCTATACTCAGGAGGAACTAGGTCAACGCTTGGGATATAGCGTTGACACCCTCCGCAAGTGGCGCAACAGCGGGGCTGGCCCGCCATTTATCAGAGCGGGCGTGGTGATCGACGAAGACCGTTCCGAAGATCCACGTCGTGGGAGCATTCGCTACGAGCGCAACAGCCTGGAAGAGTGGCTGCGTGAACGAGGCTTGGGCGAAAAGTTTAAGGGCTTGGATGAATGAACCATCACTGCACACTGGACACACTAGACGGTGCGTTTAAACAACTCGGAACCAAGGCGCACACCATCGTGTGGGATCACAAGATCCCCTACTTTGGGGTCAAGGTTATGTGGTCTGGCACCATGACTGCGGTCTACAGGACCATGCGACCTGACCGTCTGAAGAAGCTGTGCAGGATAACGGACGATCAATCACTTGACGAAGCGCGAGACCTAGCTTGGTCAAGGTACTTGGGAGAAGATAATGTTTGATAAAGTTCAGCAAAAATTGGCGATGTCTAAGCGGAAAAAAGATACGCCGTTGTTAATTAAAGTTACCAAGGATCTCGAAGACGCGATAGTAGAGCAAGCAAAAATAGTAAAGGTCACTAAGAGCGCGTTAATCCGCACGGTGCTAGAAACATATGTGGAAACAGCCCGACAACGAAAGCTAGAAACACCCACGCATATGCGCGGAAAGATCCTCGGAATGCCCTATAAAAACTAGCGTCACGCAGCGGAAGCGAACAACTCAGCTTCCGCTGCCCTTCGCTTCACTAAGCCCCTGAGCTTACGACCACCCGCAAACACCCACCGTTTAAACTGCCGCTCAGCCCCAGGATAATTCCCCCTGTTTAAAATCCTACGCAGGCTGGATGAAGCCAGCGCGCCGCCGCCCAGATTGTAGGCGAAGGAAACGAGCGCGTCGTACTGTCCCTGATTCAGATCCACCTTTATGAGCCTGTCTACCGTGCGCTCAAAGCTCACAAGCTCGTGCGCTAGCAGGGTTTCCGCTTCGTCTGTGCTTATAGCTGGCGTGTCTCCCTTGATCCGCTTACCGTCACGCCCTCGTATGTTACCGTAACCAATCGTCCAGTACTGAGCGGGGCAAAGGTACGGCTTGCTAGAGAACCCTTCAAAAGCTTTGATCAGATCAATGCCTCGCTGGGAAGTTTTCACTTCACCACTTCCTTGACCCTTGCGCGTTTAACGGACGCCGCGTTAGGCCGTTCTATTACACGTTCGATCTTCAGATATTTTATGCGTTCATTGGAAACGTGACGCCAGACCACACCCCTGCCGTTTAGGATCTGAAATATTGTCTCACCGATGCCAATCTTGACGATGATGGCTGGCTCGTCATCTATAAAGCAGTGCGCCCCCTCGTACCACGCCTCGTCAAACTTAAACTTCAGACCCAGAACTAGGTTCGTTGCCCAGTCTCGTAAGGCTAGCCCTATAACTAGAGCTAGG